TTCCATGTTACCTCCAATTCCATTTCTTTCTGAGCTACTGTATAGTTTCCCTTTGACTTGTCCTTTCCAAATCCAGCAGTCCATGACTTTTTCTTTATACGGAGAACAGAATGATGTGCCATAATTAACGACGAATCTCACTGATAGCAGGTTGACCTTGATTGAACACAACATCAACAACTGCCTGAACTTTCTTGGCAGTGCTAATACCAACTCTATCATAAGTTGGGATGCAGACTAAACCAAATGTCTTCTCAGTGCTACCCAGACGGATCACACGACCGATAGACTGACTGATACCAATGTAGTCCATGTTACGCATGAAGATAACAGCCTCAAGTCCACTGACGTTGATACCTTCAGACAGAATGCTATGGTGGATGACAACAAATTTTTTGGTCTTGTCCTTACCCCAAGTATTCAGAGTGTCAAAGAATACGTCACGATTGACTTTCTTACCATCGATGATTGCACCTGTCTTGGATGTAATCGTCATCCAAGAATAACCACGTTCCTTGAGTTGCAGGCAGAAGTCAGAGTGAGTAAGAAGATTGATGATTTGCTTTGTTGTGCGAGCACAGATAGTCTCAATCAGATTGTCACAATCATCAGCAAACATCACCTTGCGACCTTTGATCAAAGGCAGTTGCTTGACAACAACTTTAGGAGGAAGAATGAACCCACCTTCAACTAACTCAGGAGCAGGAACATTGCACAGCACCTGACCATAAACATCTCCCCAGTTCATGCCTGGTTTCTTAGGAGTGAGAGAATGTTTAGGAGTTGCAGTGTAGAAGTAACAACGATCAGCATTTTGTGCAAAGAACTCAGTAGCACCGAAGAAGTTCTTCTTCACGGAATTGTGTGCTTCATCAAAGTAAATGGTATTCACCTCAATATCTGCTTGACGAACACGATCAAGAGAATTGTAAGTGGTGAAGATCAGAACGTTCTCACCTGCGGTGCGGGCAGTGTTAGCAAACAGGTGAATGTGTTCTGGTTTGGTAGAAGAATAGTGATGCGTCTCACCACTATGAACATGCATCACATGCACATTCTTGGTATCAATAACTTCCAGAAACTCAGAGCACAGTTGTTCTGCCAAAAGAATACGCGGAGCAACAACAACTGTGGTTGTGCCATTGTTGATAGAATCATGACGACGTTGAGTATCAACAATCATCGTCAAAGTCTTGCCACCACCAGTAGGAACGATGATCTGACCTTTCTGATAAGAAAGCATACGATCAAGGATGCGTTTTTGATGTGGACGAAGAGTCAGTGTCATGCGTATTGCCTTGATGAAGATAATATAAAGCACAGAGAGACCTCCAGGAGACCCTCTGTGCCACTTGTTTGCCTGTCCTAAGGCATATGGATCAAAGGAGTTGAATTGCTTCAGTTTCCCCCTCAATTTGAGGCATTGCCCAGATCTCAATAGGAAGATCGGCAATAGTTACTTCTGGAAGATTAAGAGTCATACCCATACCAGTTGCTGCACATGCTTTCTGAATTTTATCACGGAAGAAGTTAATCGGACCAGAGAAGATTTCCTCCATCACAACAGGAAACTCAGCACGTTCTTTTTCAATAATGCCTTCATGTTCTGCCATGCTAGAAACAATCAGACGAACCTTTTCTTTCTTCACAACTGCTTTGTATGCAAGTCGTAGAACATCACCAGCATAACGATAAGTGTGCTGGTTGTCAAGGGTTTTTGCCCTCAGAGCAACACCATCTTCTTCACAATAGTTGTTAGTTCCGAAATAAGTGCTAGACTTGATCCAATCCTTTTGTTCTTCTTTGGTGGTGTTAAACACCTTGGTAGACTTAGTGCTGTGATCAAGAATCGCGTTCTTGATTGAAGTAATAGTCGGTTTGTGAGAATAACGACTGCTAACACCAGTCACACTGAGAAGAGTATTTACAACTTCCAAAGTAAGAGGAAGATTGTTATCTTCAATGACAAGTTTAACTGCATTTACAAAGTCATTCTGAACAGCATTGACAGTGCCATCAGTTGCATTGACATACAGACCCATCAGTGTAAGAACTGAGGAATTATTGAGACCATCAAGAATTTTATCACCAACAAACTTGCGTTCGTAAAATGCAACAGGAACTTGAGGATAATTGTTCTCTTTTACTGCCTTTAGAAGGTGCCTGTGGTCAAACAGTTCTTCACCATATTCACCAAGAAAAACACTAAAGGGCCAGCATTTAACTGCCCATCCTTCTTTTGTAGAGGCAATAAGGACATCTATGTTTCCTTTTGCACTTTCAGTTTTTCGTGGATAATTTGCAGTTGTGGGAGTCAACTTAGAGGGGACTCGCACACCAAACCCCGTAAAATTCAAAAGGGGATAGTTTGGACTATCTTCCTGAGAGACTTCAATCATCTCAGAAAGTTGGGCGTTGGAATTGATCTTGAACTTTTTCATTGTTGTACTCTGTGAGGTTTTTGTTGATGCCCATCAAAATGATTGAGCATTGTAATTATATATCAAGAAGAGATAGTTGTCAACTATCTTCTTCCTCTTGCTTTTGTTCTACTTTCTTGGTGACTTTGGGACCAACCTGCACAAGACCATTGTCATAAAAGTATCTCACACGTTCTCGACGTGCTTGCAAGAGAATATCATATTGCTCTTGCTGATCTTTAGTGAATCGGAAATCTTGACGTTTCCAAGTTTCACGAAGTTCTTGAAGATGGGGCAGCACGTTGACAGTAGAGGTAGGAGGATTCATTGGATCAGTAATCAATGTTGGACTTAAGGTATTCATTCATGCTGAAGTCTTGCTCTTCTTGAATCAAGTCTTCAAGATCTTCGCAAACATAGTCAAAGTTGACCAGTTCTTCAATCTGTTGATCGTTGATGTAGTAATCCATGTGTGTCAGTTGTTTGACTCTTTTAATATACAGGAATCAGGGGGCAGTGGACAAGTTAGTGGACAGTGATCTGAGTGTCCACTGCACTCAGGTTTTTCTTTACATGTTCTTCCCAGAAGATTGCATCTTCAATCTTCAGAAAGGTTGCTGTCTGTTTGGCATAACCTTTTTTCTTCGGTTTTAGATAGTTCACTCGGTACATCATTCCAGTGTCGAATCACTCCAGAAACAATAAAAACATTAGTAGTGAGATAAGTGAAAAATATAACAGTCCGTATGATAGCAACGACATCTGATTCTTTGTCATCTTTACTTGCCTTCTCTCCTATTGCTTTTGCCCACCATCGCCAGGTATTTTTTCTCTTTGACATTTTCTACTCTTGATATATTCTAACTGGTGCCAATACTGGGGAAAACATAAGACCAAACAATGAGTTTTTCTATGTAATGAACAATGTTTGATATTTTCCTCGTCCTTACACCTTACACCTATCTCAATCGTAATGTATTCTTTGTCATAGAAATATACCCAACCCTCAGTAATTCTACCAAGTGAATCTGTCCACTTAACATAGTCATTTACTTTGGGATGGTAAGTCATACAAATGCGGACATTAACGGGTTAAGGTTTAGTTGCATGGCAGAATAAGGTCTAGTATCACTAAAATCTACCTGATCTCCGTGCTTGGTGGAGTTAATAGGCGCATGATAGCATCCCTTCTTTGTATTGTAGAACCCCCAGATAGATCTTGGAGGTGTATCAGTGTAAGAAAACTGACCATGATTGATAATCCAAATAGAAAGAAGATTTCGTTTGTGTTCAGTGACTTCATAAGAGTAACCTTGTGGAGGTTGATGGGAGAAATCAGGGGGCAGTTCTAACTGGTTCATCATCTACACAGAGTGATTCATAATCAGGATACATTGTAGTCGCAATGTATTGTGCGAGGTGACTATTGGGTGCCACTACATAAACATCCACACTGTAAAAGTTTTTTTCTTCACCAACATCTTGCATGGAAAGTTCTAAATTAACTCTCCACACATTTCCATTCTTGAGATGTTGATCCCAAGAGACGATCATATCAGGTTTCAGCATGATGTGCCTTCAAATCAGGGTTTGGTTGAGATGGTTCAAATGGAGAACGATCAAGGTTCTTGATTACAATAAATGCGTCTTTATTGTACTTGCGAGTGCCAATGGGAGATTGCCACTTTTTGTTGTAATCTTCACCTACATCAATTCCTGATACACAGGTGCCACCAATCTCCACGGCAATGTTTGCATCTCTTTCCCAACCAAGTTGTTCAAGAGCAATAGCAAGTTGTCCCAACCATGCACCATTTGACATAACAGATTCTTCACTCATGTAGTGAACTCCTCAACAATTTGGGACTCAAGTTCTTCGGCAAGAGCATAGGTGCGGGCATTTTGAATGTTGTGACGAAGTTGTGGATAATGTTGCACATTAAACTCTTGATCTTTCTGAACAATCAGATCAAAACATTCGTTCTCATCTTCAGCAATTACATTCCAGAGACCACCATATTCAGATTGAGGGAATGGAATGAAATGTTCGACAAGATAGAAAAATTTAGTCATTTTCTCCGATGAATTACTCATAGATTATATCACGAACAGAAGAACTCTTCAAGATAGTAATCAACAGTAACCTCAAGTTCTGCTGCCTCACGTTCAACCATCAACCAAAACTCCTCAGCAATTTGTTGTGCGTTCACCTTTTCTTGTTCAGTCATGTCAATCAAACAGCAAGGTTTCCAGCAGGGATTTCAACGATTTCAGGATCTTTGTCGTTGAACTCATTCATATTGTAGCATACCCACTCACCATTACGGAAGACATAGGAATACTCTTCATTGTCAGAAAAATACTCCTCCAGGTTTTTATCAAGACGAGGAGGGCAATCTTCACCACGCTCAGAGTAATACTCTGCACGATTTTCATCACCCCAGGCAGCAGACATGTCACCACCATCAATCAATTCAGATGCTTTTGTACGGGAATTGTAGTGGGTGTTCAGGATGCGACCCAACCAGGACTCATATCCATCCCAGTGGTGATAGGCAGACAGAATAGAACCGTCTTTGAGTTCAATGCCGATTCGTGAACGGGTTGCCATGAGTGGTTTGCTTTTGACTCTTTTAATATACAGGAGATCCTGGTGGAAGGGGAGAAAGGTGGTCAGTTCAACCACCGTCCACTTGGCACCCTGCCATTGCACCACCGACGATCCCCAGAGGGATTGCCCACAGACGACCATCACCACGGGACAGGGCAGCACCTAAACCACCGCCAGCAATACCACCAAGCACAGAACCTTCGATGCAAGAATTCTCATCAACTTTTCCTACATTTGGATGTGCTTCTTCGTGATAAGGACGACGATTTTCTCTATAAGGAACAAATTGTGGTCCCTCACAATAAATTCTAATCTTTTTATAGTATTTTCTTACATAACCAGGATTCTTTGCAGTTCCTGGTACATATTCCTCTCTATATTCTTTTCTAAAACAAGTTCTTTCTTCTGCCCAACCTGAGTTAGATTCATACCTATTATATCTTCCAGGTTTTGCCTCTGCTGGTACAGCAGCAGCAAATAAAAGCAGTGCTGCGAGTGCAAGTTTCATGA